CCTTCGCGCCTGGTCGATTCTGACGCATGTCATTCGTCACTTGACGAACGTGCTGCGGCAGTTTGTTGATCGTCAGTGTTGGCCGTGCGTTGATCGTCTGGCCTTGCACCGCGCCGCGGGTGGCTAAAACGTCAGCAGGCCACTGCCAGTGATTGTCAGGCGAGCCAGCATAAAAGCGCAGATCGTCAATTTCATCTTCGCGGCTTTCAGCCAGCGCAGAAACGGCCATGTCCAACCGCGCACGGGCAGTTGTCAGAATGTCCGAATCAGACTTAGGTGGTTTGCCGCCAGCAGCCACATTGGCTACTGCGACCATTCCTGTTGGATCAGCCATTATTTCTTCTTTGCGGGTTTAGCAGCTTCGCGCTTAACAGAGTAAGCGATGGCCACGGCTTGCTTGACGGGTTTGCCGGCAGCCATTTCAGCTTTCACATTTTTGCGAAATGCTTCGGGTGATTTTGATTTAACCAGTGGCATCATTTACCTTTCTTGGCCGTCTTGGCAGATTCTTTAAAGTCTTTGGCGGTAGGCGCGTTCTTGCTACCAGGCTTGTTCATCTTCTCACCAGAGCCTGCTTTGATGCGCTCTTGTTTGGCGTGGATATTGGCATAAAGGCCAGGCTTGGTTGCCATGATTTAACACTTCCATCGTTTAAGAGCTGCTTTAGCGCGTTCGCCATCCTTGGCATTTGCTGCTACTGCACCCATTCTTGCACAAAATGAAGCCTTGCGCCCCTCATCTGCTTTAGTCTTAGGATTAGGCGCTGGCGCCTTTAAATTGCTACCAGTTTCTCGATTGTACTTTTCGCGGCCCTTCTCAGTCAAGCCAGCACCTTTGGACACTGGCAACTTTTCGCCTCGGCCAACAGACAACGACACACTTTTCTTTGTAGCCATCTAACTTCCCATCCATGAAGTTGCAACCGCACCGCGATCATTGTATGCGCGGGTTTTTTCCTTCGCAGTATATTCCCTGTGAGCCACGGGGAACGCAAACGTCACGCATATTGCATCAGCTGCGTCAGGACTGGCCAAACCTCTAGCCTTCATGTCCTTTTTTGACTCCAAAAATATAGTGCCCCTCGAATCTGGCTTGATCATAGGCGAAATCAAATCAGTTTTCAAGAACCTATCTTTAGGAATTGATGCACTGCGCAGCCATTCCTTCATTTTGCCCCACATCTCAGCACGTTTATTGCCATACATGATGGGGTTTGCCGACTTATTGCCAAAGTTGACACCCTTGATCTTGTACCGCTGCTCTTTGAGGCGATCCACAATGCCAGCGCCAAGCCCACCTTCGTCAATCACCACCAATGCAGGCTTGAATTCCTCAATCGCCTCAATAATGTGGCCAACCACCGTCATGGTGTCATCGCCTCGATGCCTGTCAATCCTCACAATGTCACGTCCTTGGCGCACCGCAATCACCGTTGCGTCAGCACCAAACCGTGCAGGGTCAACGCCAATAATGATTGGCGCTGTCTGATCCTTGTATTTCGGCCTGCTCATGGCCTCATCCACAATGTCAGCTGGAATAAACTGGTCATCACCCTCAGATGGGAACATGCCATAAACCTCAACATGTGCCTGGCTTGAGTCTGGGCCGTATTCGTCAATGATGTTCTGATACACCGCCTTGTCAGTGCCTTCTACCGTGCGTGCGTCCACCACCTTGCTTGTCCAAAAGTCGCGCTTGGAGTTAAAGCACTCATAAAAATAACCAGTGTTTCGCCGTGGATTGGAAAACGCCAGCCAAAGGCGGTTCGGCGTGTTCTCGGTAAAGAAACCAGCCGTCACAGCCCAGATGCTGTCGTCAATACCGCTGGCCTCGTCAAAAATCACCATCACACCATCAAAGTTGTGGACACCAGCGTAAGCATCTGGATTCTCTGCGCTCCAAAGGCGGCCTTCAACAGCCCAATACCGTGTGCCTTTTTTCAGGTCTTTTTCAACCAGTTCAGTAAGCCATGCCGCCGGCGTGATCTTGGTGGCCGCCACCTCAAACCAGTGGCTATTAATGCTCATGGCCAACCACTTTGTAATCTCGGCCCATGTGACTGCACGCAGCTGGGCTTCGCTGTTAGCCGAAATGATGGTTGTTGAACCGATTCGCGTGGATAGCATCCAGATGGTTAGCCAGGACACAAGGGCAGATTTGCCAATTCCTCGGCCAGATGAGACTGCGTGCCGAAGGGTTTCAAAGTCTATGCGGCCTTGTTGGCGCTTGATGTGGTTGCTGATTTCGCGCAAGACTTCGCGTTGCCATTTGCGGGGGCCTTTGAAGTTGGCCAGTGGCGTGTTCTCTTGGCCCCAAGGGAAGGCAAACAGCACAAAAGCTTCGGGATCGTCTGCGATGGCAGGCGTCCATAGCGTGGCCATCAGTTCCTGTTCGTCTTCGGGCTTGTAGATCGTGGTTTGCATTGCGCGATGTTAAACGAAAAAATAAAAAGAAAAAATATTAAAAATTGTTCGCGGAGGACGGCTTTCCCTTGGCCCTTTGCGCCGGCCCTACCCCCTCCCCCTGCGGCCGGCTGGGCAGGCCAAAACCTACTGTCCACAGGTACTTTTCCACACTTGTCCACATTTGCCTGTGCATAACTCAAACTGTAATGCTTAAGTAGTATTTTTTCTGTTGATAACTTAGGGTCAACTTAACATAATGGTCATTGTGTAAAGTAGACGATGCTTTTTTGAGTGTTTTGTTGCTTTTTTTCCACTCAGGCGCGTGCGCGTAGTTAAAAACAATTTCTGCGAAAAGCGCCCAACCCTGCACCTTACGATTCTTTTATTTCAACATCAAGTACGTTGCTGTCGTCTTTTAGTACACGCTGCTTTGCGTCTTTAAGCGCATCCATGACGCTGATTCGAGTGTCAGTGACCGTCATGTCAATACGATCACCATAGACTTTGGGCTTGAGCTTTGAAGCCACCCACTTACGAGCATCAACTTGCATTCGTTTCTGTTGTACCCAAGCACTGGCCATCGGGCCTTCTAAGCCATCTGGCATCTGTTCGTCAGCCAGTTCAAGGATTTCTTCAGCCAAGCGATCTGCACGATTCTCAATGGCCTTTTCGTACATCGCACGAAACTCAGGGTTGTTTTTAATCATAAGCATGACGGCATGGTACGAGGGCATTCCTTCTGCCTTAATTGCGGTGCTTAGACTTTTGCCAATCGACATCTGCTCACAGATTGTTTGCCAGCATGGATTATCAATGCCAAAGACTGTCGGCCTGCCTACAGATCGTTTTTGCACTGTCATGTCTGACGCCAAGTTTTTAGTCACTTGTAAACTCCTAAAAAAAGAAGGGTACTCACGCCAATGGCGCTTTCCCCAAAAGTGCGGCAACTGCATGTAGCGCACATCATCATGTTATCACTTCGATCTCAACCTTGTAAACATTCGGCCCGCCTGACCTTTGGTTGTACTGCCACTCAATCATTTCGCTGCCGTCATCAATGCCAAGCCAGTCAGCAACGCCGTCCCTGACCGCTTTAAAGCCAGACTGAAGATTATCCCCATCCAAGCGCCTTGGAGCGACTCTGGTGAGGATTACGGTCACCGGCAATACATCGACACCAAAAGACTGTGCAACAGCCGCCAAGGCGTTCTTAGTCTTTTGCCTTTGGGTTTTAACCAACCGTGCTTTGGCCGCCCAATGCAACCGCATGTTGGCCACACTGACAATCTTCATGTCCATTTCAACTTCAATCATGTCCATAACCCAACCCGATCAAAACCACCCCAAAAACCGCCGGTATGTACCGAAACCCTTTTTGTACCGAACCTGAACGTATCTATAGATACGTTCGGTACGTTTCGGTACACCACAGGGGGTTTGCTTCGGTACAAATCGGTACGTTTCGGTACATTTCGGTACATGCTTCGGTACATCAAGCCTCTGTGCGTTCTGTACCGAAATCGGTACAAATCGGTACGTTTCGGTACACCATCAATCCCCACAGAAACAAGAAATGGCTTCTTCATCTTTGTCAAACATATCGGTTTGCTCGGCAGCGTATTTATACATTTGTGCGTAAGTAGGCC